TCATTATTGAGATGGTATTTCAACTAGGAGAAACAGGGGTGAGTAAATTTAAGAACATGTGGAAGGCACTAGAACAAAGTCCACCCGAGTATTCTGTCGCGGCGAGTGAAATGTTAGATTCACGTTGGGCAAAACAAACACCAAACAGAGCGGGAGCAATGAGTTCGGAGATGGCAGGCATTGGCTAAACACGTCTGGCAGTGGTATTGGGACTACGACTACCTTGGTAACAAGTACAAGGCGATCTATTTTGGTCCCAGACTTGATTGGATGAAACTATTTAAACGCAAAAAGAAAAAATGAAAATTCTTATACTTACAGGATTAGTCGTCATTATTGTATTGCTAGCTTTTATTGCATTGATGATTTATGCGATTGGAGAAAAAATATCTAAAAAATAACTTGATTCCATACAGCGTTTAGGTGTATAGCTAGAAGCTTACCCCCAAACAAAAGGAACAATATGACGGTAGAAGAATTGAAGGATGTTATTGTGTATTTACAAGGCAGAATAGAAGAATTAGAATCAAAGAAATTATGTGAATGCGCGGAAGAACCTACAAAACCTACCGTAACGTACGTAACTAACTACGACGAGGACGAGGACTGTATTGCATGCTCGGCGTAACTCTATCCTGGCTCCATTGCTGTACGCGACCACGCCAATAATCTTTTTCTTTACGATCTAACTGTTCCCATCTAGCACGTTTAAATCCTTCTTTATCAAATCTATATCGTAANTTCTTCGCTTGTTTGTCGTATTTCGTCTCAATTATATCAGACATTAAGTCCTTTCACGGGGTTTTCCGCAGTGAAATGTACGTTAAAAGCCATAGAACGTCTCTCTCCTTCACTTCTAAAGGGGTAGACTTGGTGTGTTANCCAACTAGGAAAGATATAAAAGTCTCCAACCTCTGGTTTAGCTAAAAAACTATGGCGTGCAAAATGATTTGGTACAGAACCAATAAACTCTAAACAGCCCGCAGTAGGATGATGATCTTCTTTCGCGTACTCTTCATCAAATTTGGGAGGAATCTTTAAAAAGCATACACCNGATAAGTTAGAATCGTGTATATGTATTGGATTAAAGTCACCAGCCCACTGACTAACAGCCCAAACACGGAAAGATACTTTTGTCCCTTCTGGAAGAAAATCGGGAAGTACTCTTTTCGTATACTCTTGCGATATGGTTGCAAGAAACTCTGGCAATCCTTCGATAGCCATATGATCTATACTTATTTCTTTTTTAACATTCCCGGCAAGATTATGACTCCAATCACGATCTTTACTAGCCTTCTCGTCCATTAATATACTATCAGATTGTGCATTAAGCCCATCAATATATAATTGTGGCAGTTTAGTTTTCAATATACTTGGTCCAAATGGTTGGTATATATCAAATGATATTTCTATTTCTTTTTTTTTAGCCATCAAAATTCTCCGGGTTTTTAAATTCTCTTTCGTGTTGCTCCCACAGACGACGACCTTCCCCATAAGAATATAACCATTCATTAACAGTAAATTCTTTCATGGTCCCGTCTGTGTAAGACACAATTACTTTATCTTTAACTTTTCTTACTGCACTAACTATCAGCTTTTTTTTCATTGGGAACATGACCTTGAGCTACTTGTTCTGCAAAGTAAATTGCTTTTATATTTTTAAGAGCATCACTAACATGCACTTTTTCTAATATAATATTCTTTAGTTCTTCAATATGATCTGCGTGATCAAAATCTTTACTTGTAATATATGTTGGTGCATTTGTTAAAAGCACTTCTTTCGCTTCAAGTTCTGATAACTCTCCGTTAAGTTTATTTAAAACAGCTGTGTATAAAGCTGCTTTAACTTTTCTTTCACTCTGGTCTGACATGTTTATCTTCTCCATTTTTTAAAGTAGGTTTTTGTTCTTCCTTATCAATTAAATAACGAATAAACGAAGCCATAGACATATAATTTTTTTCTGCTATGGGCTTTGCTTTGTGATATGTATCTATATTAAGAGCGACAGATTTAAATTTTTTAATATCAGTCATTTCTTTCTCCTATATGTAGTATGTTTATTCATACAAGCCCATACATATGGGATTAAGTTTATTTTGTCAAGGAAATTAGGTGCTTTTGTTATTATTATAATGTTCCCAAATCTGTTTTGATTTAAATATTTCTGGGTATTTTTTAAATAACCCAAGAGTAACAGCTAATAATTTCTGTGTGTACTCCGGGTCAATCGCATAGTTTTTTAATGTCTCAATAATTAGAAAAACATCTACGTTATCAGTAATGTATTGTTGCAGACGTAAGTCTCTGTACTCAACAAAAGCACTAGATGCATTGAGTAAGGCAATGTAATCAGCAACGCTCTCACATTTGTTTTCATACTTTTTTAGTAGTACATTACTATTTTTTGACTTCATATGAGGCTCTGTGTCGTCTGTTTCAATAATTCCATAGTAGTTACTACCTTCTAATGCAAAACGAGAGCGTCCCCAATCGGACTCTAATATGGCTTGTGCTACACTAATCGCTACCACAACCCTGTACCGTGGTTCGATAACCGCGTTACTTAATATAGTACACTCGGCTATACCTTGCACAAAATAATCACGCGGGTTAGCATCATAATTAAAATCAAACCCATTCACTAATGGATTACATAGTAAAAATAAGGTTGCGCATAGTTCTTTAAACATTAAAAAATCCTACCACAATCTTTTTTAATTGATAGTAAAAAAGAGTTCTAATATGTTTATTAAAGTCTTTCATTGTAAAACTACCCTTCATTGAATTATAAATATAACAAACTAATTGAACATTACCAACTTCATAATGCTTATCAGAATCTATCCTATCGGGCGAAACATTAGTTAAGACTATATTTTGGCCTTTTATATAAGTCATTTTAATGCCGGATAAAGCACATTTACCTTTTTGTTTTTTCCACAAATAATCAAGATATTCTTTATTAAACCCCTCTTTAAATATTATTCCTTTCTTTAATCTTTTTTTCTTTGCATCAACATACCAATGATTTAAAAAAAAAATGTGACTACTTGATAACCTTGCATGATCTTTATGTTTTTTACTTTTGTGCCATTGTAAGTTATCATGTTTGTTCTTACATATTTTACACCATTTATTTAAACCATCTGGATGACTACTTTTGTGAAAAAATTCTTTAGTAGCAGGTTTTTGTGTTCCACAATTTGTACACGTTTTCATTTTTTCTTTATCTCTCCCCATGAAGGTCCTATCTCTGCATCAACTTTTAATGGTACTTTAAGTTCGACTGTATTTTCCATTACTTCCTTGATCCGTGTTGCTTGTTCCGGGCTCTCAATAGAACAGTTTAATTCATCGTGTACTTGTATGTGAGAAATAATACCCTCTTCATACAAATCAACCATCGCTTTTTTTGTCATGTCAGCAGATGATCCTTGTATTAATCTATTTAACGCTTTGTAAGTCCAAGCACGTTTTAAATTTTGCCCATACTCTTTCTCCGCTTCCCACCTAGGAAGAGATTTATGAATACCAAAAGACCGTGGCTCCCATAAATCAAAACGACATTTACGGCCAAGCAGTGTACGTAAGAAACCAACATTATCTGCTTTACGTGTTGCTTGTTCCATTAACTGTTTGACAAAAGGTACGTTCGCATGAAACCTTGCAAATAAATCCTCTGTTTCATGAGCATCTAATCCAAGTTCACTTGATAGCTTACCTTTACCCATACCATACATCATACCAAGATTAATTGTCTTGGCTGTACGCCGGTCAATTCCGGCCATGTCTGCAACTGCCTGGTGAAAGTCTGGATCTTGTGTCTTGTACGATTCAATAACTTCATCAGCACCTTTTAATCCGCCACCAGTCAAAGCGGCAAAGTGCACAAGAACGCGTGGCTCTTGTTGAGAATAGTCAAAACTACCCCATTTACAACCTTCATTTGGTACAAAAATAGACCTAATTAGAGGACCTATCTCCTTGTTTCGAGCAGGAATCTGTTGTAAATTTGGATTTGAGTATGAAAACCGTCCCGTTACGGTACCACCTGCATCACTTCTCATCTGGTGTATATCTGCATGAATACGACCCTTATAAGAATGACGAAGAATAGTATCAATAAAAG